ACGGGAAGCCGAAGTACCGAAAAATATACACGAAACTCGCCGATACCCCAGCAAACCGCAAGCTGGTGGAGAAAAAGCAGCACGACCTGCACCTGCAGCAATTCCTACCGAAAAAAGAAGAAGCCCGCGTTATTCGCATCCAAGAAGCGTTTGAACTCTTCCTCCAAAGCAAAGACCTCCTGCCACGAACCCTGCGAAATTATAGGCTGGCATTTGATACCATCACGCGCAAACAGAACTACCTACTGACAATGGACAATCTGGAAGAGGACGTTCTGTACTTCAAAAATCGCACCGCAGTACAGCGCAATTTCTCTGCGGTAACAATTAACACCTATCTGCGTGGGTTTCAGGTGTTCCTGAATTTCTGCACCGAGCGTAAATTTGTGGCGCAAACAAAGTTCAAAGCGCAATTCGGTAAACGGGAAATCAAGAAGGAAGTGCAGATTTTTACCGACGAGGAAGTGAGTGCAATTCTCGCGGATTGCGCTCGGCGTGATCGTGAATTGGGTTTGCTGGTCGGTCTGATGGTCGAGACGGGGGCGCGTCCGGTAGATGCGCTGAATCTGAAATGCAGCGACGTTGATTTGGAAAATGGTATTGTGAATTGGCACAATAAAATCACGAAAAACATTGAGCCTACACCTGTTTCCGCTCGTGCGCGTGAGGTGCTGCAAGAAGCGCTGACATTAGCCGGAGCACGTGAGCGGGTATTTCGCTGGCAGCACGCTTCCCTTTCTCGCGTGACCGACAGGCTGAATGCAAGTATGAAACGCGCAGGTGTGGAGAAGAACGGTCGCAGCTTCAAGAACTTCCGCACGACGTTCAAGCACCGCATCCGGCACTTGCCTTTCGAGTTTCAGATGCGGCTCATGCGGCACTCATCGCCGGATGTGACGCTGGGGCATTATACGTTTTATGACAATAGCGAAATACGGGAGCGGTTGGACGAAACCCTCAAAATATAATGTGGTTTATTGGTCTCATATTGGTCTCAGCAAAAACATCAATTCAGCATTGAAGGGGTTTTCAAGGGCAAATCGTACTCATTCGTAATGAGCAGGTCGAGGGTTCGAGTCCCTTGGTTGGCTCCAAAGAAAAAGCATCAAAGCCAGCAATATATCACGTATTGCTGGCTTTTTCTTTTCCCTGCTATCCAACGTATTTTCCCAAAACTAGACCAATTTCCTCTCGTTTATTGGTCTCACATTGGTCTCAGAATATATGCGCGATACCTACAAATACGAGCTGTGGCACGGGCGGCACTTGGTATTTGTTGGTATAACGACCGACCTTCTCCGCAGCCGCTATGAGCAAAGCCGCAGCAAAGAGTTTACAAAGATGCGAGTAATAGGGAGAGTAACGACCAGAGCGGCAGCATTGGCATGGAAACAGAAGCGGATAGAGATATATCGAAAAAATCACAAAGGGACGTACCCACCCTACAACGTGCCGCCGTTTGGGGATGAATAACGTGGCTAAAGACCAAGCAAATACTCATTGACAGTTTGCTGTATCTCCTGCAAATCTGCCTGTTGGATGACCATGAACGGGCGAGCGGGCATCTTTTTTGTGCCGTCATTGAGATAGCGAGCGTATTTTTTATTTGTCCCCACCAGCGCCTCTGATTGAGTGCTTTGCGTGCTGATGCTCGCTAATAATTGCCCCGTTACCTGAAGTTTCCGCCCCGACTTCCCTAGTCGTTCACGGTTCTTTACCGTGTTTGGTGCAAGTGCAGCCCATACGCCGCCGTTGCCACCGGACACCAGTGGACCGCGCGAACTTTCACGGGCAAAATTTTCCTCGACGCTGGAACGCAGCGTTTCGGCTATTTCCGCCATGACGGGACGCATATTCGACGTTTTGCTACGCAAGCGGTTAAGCGCGTTCATCAATTCGCGGTTTTCGAGGTCGGTGCGAATGTCTATCATGCCATTGGTGGGAGAGGTGGAGCGCTCGGACCAACTGCGGTCACGTGAGTATGAGCGTTAAATGTGGTTTTCATTCCCGTTAGCTCTTGTTGCACAGCAGCGATAATCTCTGCGGTAATGGCATCCACTACCGCGCCTAGTTCTGGCGTAACCGAATTAAAATTTGGGTTTGCTGTGATTTGAGCTTTCACCAAACTTTGGACAACGGATGTTACTATCATGCGTTTGGTACAAAAATGTGGCTGGTTAATCCGGTAAACGTGTCGAGCAGCGAAGCGCTGCCGCTACTGGCGGTTATGTTTGCGGTGGTGGCGTTAATATCCACCGTCATCGCTTCCACCTTCACCGTGCCGGATGCCGATTTTACGGTAACATCCTGCGCAGCGTCAATCAGAAGTTCTTTCGCGCTGCGGTCGTACTGAATCACTGTGCCGTCGCTGAAAACCACTACCGCGCGGTCTTTCTGCATACGGCTCTTCGGCTTGTTCTTCTCGGTATAGACTGCGCCCAAGATAACGCCGTCCTCGCACGTCTCGTTGAGGATGCAGGAAACAGTTTCGCCCTTGTCGGGCATCGTGTAATAAGCATCGTTTTTCGTGCGCGTCTGCATGACAGGCAGCCAAAGAACAAAATTTTCGCCCTTCTCCCGCCCACGCTCGGCACGAAACACTACACGCGCTCGGGCTTTTGCGTAGTCAATTTTTTCAATGATGCCTTTGCGGTAGTACATTATTTCGCTACCCTCTTCACTTTTAACTCTGTTTCATAGTGTGACGTGCCGTTCATTACGTGTCGTGCGTACTCCACAAAATAAACGCCGTCGAAATTTGCGTAGTCTTTTAGTCTGAGCGTCACTCCTGCTTGAAGGAGGTTTTGCTGCTCTCGTGCTGTTATTGTGCCCTGAACGCGGTAATAGTCCGCCCAGCGCCGCGCAGCTTCGGCGACGCTCTGCGATTGCCCTGCGTTCTCTACGCGCTCGTAAACGCGCATTTCGTCCGTTGCGACGGGTTCCTCGCTGCTCGCTTCGGTGCTTTCAATTACCTTCTCGTTTTTCCAGTCATGCCAGACAGCGCGGGTGCTTTTCACCTCGCCCGTGCTGGTCTCTCGCAGCGAGACGGTGTGATTCGCCCCTTCGCGCAGGGTTGCGACAGGTGCGCGTTCCTCGACCATCTTTCGCGCATACAGTATCATTTTTTTCTCAGTAATCTTGAAAATAAATCCGTACATCTCGGCAACCCGTTTCAGGAAAGCCGTGTCGGACTCGCGGTATTGCACCAGCGTCGTGAACTGCACGTTTTTCCCCTCAAACTCTGCTTGCAGACCGTGAGCGGACGCAATGAGATTCAGTACCTCCGACAGGCTTGTGTCCTCGTAGGGGACGCTATTCTGTTGTGAAAATGCTTTTGATGGGAACGCGCTGCGGGCGCGAACAGTCAGCGTGTTTGGCGGAGATTTTAGGTCAAGTTCGTCAATCTCAAACTCCCCAAAATCAGCGAGAGCCTCGCCCTGATAACCAAGTTCAACCTTCACGCTATCGCCGCGAATGGGCTTCCACGAACCCGCCCAGAGTTTCTTTACATCCTGAAAAACAATCTCGCAGTTATCCGCTCGCCCGTGTTCAAAATCCTCAACGATAATCTGCACCACCTGACCCTTGAGGTCGTCTGTGGCTTGCCCGTTGACGGTAAGTTTGAAGTCCGGTATTTTTATTTTTGCCATTTTTGGAACGCAATTAGTTCATGCAAAGGAGCCACATCGGTCGTGAAGCGGTTTTCTGCCATTCCTCGAATTTACCCTGCACGTAGATAAGGCGTGAATCCCCCCAATCATCAGGGAACGCACCCGTTCTCGCCCAGACCATGAGAAACGTCCCGACTAGTGAACCAGAGTTATGCAGCGCATTTTCGGGATTCGCAAACCAGTCGTCGTTGATGCGCATGAACTCATGCACAAATGCGGTGCGCTGTTCGATGTCGGTTTGTCCGGTTACATTTTTCATTTTGCCCTCCAAGGTGGACGTTGAGCGTTGGGAATAGTCGCTACGGATGCCGCACGAGCGGGAATAACCAACACCGTACCGCTTGCCAAGACGGGCGTAATCGGTACGTGTTTGTTTGCCCGAATGATGTCCTCTATTGCTGTTGGGTCGTTGTAGAATCGCCACGCAATGTGGTCCCACGTGTCGCCGTCGAGCGTCGTGTATTTGCGATATTCAATCATGGCAGCCTCAGCGATTGCGTGATAGAAGGCACAAAGCCGGGCGCGGCTTGCTGTTGTGTCCGCATGAATGAACCCAGCGCACCCACAGGGTCGCTGGCGTTAAAAGCAGGAAGTGGAATTTTCTGTATCGGCGACGTGCCGGCAGAGGGTTTTGCTGGCAAACCTGTTGCACCACCACCGCCTGCTGCTGAACTACTCTCCGACTCAGTGAGCGCTAATTGCAACTCACTTGCAATGATGTTCCCGTCTTTGTCCGTTTTTTGCAGCGTGGACTTGATTTCGTTGATGACGAAATACCCCAGCAGCGTACCATTCGCGAGGATAAGCGGCAGGGGTGCTATCAAGCGGGCTTTCTCTTCAAGGTCTTTCTTGCGCTGCTCAGGATTGCAAAACTTGGCGTGAAGGTGGACTTTCAGCGACATGGTACGCGCTTTTGCACCCGCAAACTGGATGACCGCTTTCTCCGCGACCGTTTCCTGTTGCTTGTACTCCCACTGAATAGTATCGGAGAGTTCCTCGACCGAGGGTATCTCAAACTCTACTCCGCCCAATGTTGCGTAAATCCGTGCCATTAGTGTTCGATAATAAATTTCAGAGTACTCAAATTGCTGGGAGAATGAACCCGCAGCCAGTACGCACCGCCCGGCAGCATCTTGGTATCGAAACTCACTGATTCAATCTCAGTTTTGCTAATATACCGATAAATTTCTTGACCGTCAATGCTGTACATCGTTACCACAAGCGGTGCGCCGCTTGGTGGTGGGATGCGGAGCGTAACGTAGGTTTGCGCCGGATTCGGGAATACCTGCACAGAATCAGTATCTACTACGTCAACGCTGCTGGTGCGCGGGACAACCGTAGCATACTCCGAACTGTCAATAATACCGCGCGTTTGCGTCAAATAGGACGAAGCGACGAGGTTAATCTTCATGCCGTCATTTGCGCTGATAAGCAAACCAAACTCAGGCGAACACTGAGGGAACGGCGGCATAAAACACTGGAACGCGGGGATTTGATACCGCGAACCAAGAGCGTGCTGGTTTATGTACAAATAAAGCGCTTCTTTCGCAAGAGCGCTATCCAGTGCATACCGCACCGTGTAGATACTGCCGTTCACGATTTTGGTCGTGGCGTTGTAGTTTAGGAATTTCACCAGTTGCCCGTGGGCAGTGGCGCACGATGCCAAAAACAGCATCACGGCAAGGACAAAAGCGGGGAAACGTTTCATGCGGTGTCTCCGAAATGGTTAAAATCCTGCAAATGACAGGCGTTTAGATTGCTGGGTTGCCTCTTCAATTTGCCGCGCGATGTCAGGAGCCATTTTTCGGAGCGCCTGCTCTACTTCGTTGGCTATATCCTGCGCCGACGACGCACCGCCTCCGCTCGCTGCGCCTGCATTGATGTTGACGTTGAAATTCACCACGACACTGCCATTTGCTGCGGGCGCTGTGGCTTGGAGCGGCATAGGCGGTGCGCCTTGTGGGAGAATGCCACCGACAGGCGGAACGCCCGGCACTGGGTTCGATAAGTCTGGTAATTGCGGGAGCGATACGTTCGGGATGTCTAGCTTCGGCAGCGACAATTCCGGTACTTGCAGCGACGGTAGTTTGATTTCCGGCAAAAGCGCTTTCCCGAACGCGCCCGCATCAAGCGGCTTTACGTCGGAGATTTGCGGCAACTGAACTTCTGGCAGTTTGAATGCCGTGGAGTTTGCCGAAAACAAATCCGTGCCCTCAACCGAAATGCTTTTTAGCTCCTCGCTCATTTTCTTTGCAGCGTTGCCCGTGTCGGTCGTGAGCTTGGGCGGATCCATTGGTTTGAATTTCGGGGATTCGATATTTTGCTTTGCAATCCATTTGAAATCTGGTGCAAGCGGCGGACGGAGCGGCATAAGTTTCGGCTGGTCGGCTTTCGGGACTTTGGGCTTGCCCACCTTCGGCGCTTTTACTTCTTTCGGCACAGCTTTCTGGACTGCGGCGGATGCGGTTTTTGCAGCTTCGTCGCTGGTTTTACCTGTGGCTGCGGTGGTGGCTTTTGCTTGCGCGTCGTCTTTCTTGCCGGAGAACAAGTTTGTAATACCGCCGACCAAGCCTTTCACACCTTCCACCAGTTTTCCCCATGTCGCTTGAATCCCTTCCCAGAGGCTCATAATCATATTCATCCCTGCCTCAGCAAACGATTTGCCGGAGAAGAGGTCGGTGACAAACGTCCACAAGCCGCCGAGCAGTCCCATTACCGTCTGTATCGGCAGCGTGATTGCGGTAAATGCGCCAATCAGCACTTTTGCCATGTTGCCGCCGCTCGTACTCAAGCCCGTTACGATACCGATTACCTGACCAATCACTTTCAGCACCCACAAAATCGGTGTAACGATGACACGGAACGCCGTGCCGAGATATTGCCCCGCCACGATACCCGCGTCTTTCAGCCATGCGAATTGATTCGCTGTTTTACCCGTAGCACCCGCTACCGCTTCAACGGGCGTAAAGAGCGCCTTTACTGCGTCAATGATGGGTGAAAACGCGGCAAACACCTCTTGTAGAATTGACCAAGGTGCGGAGAATGCTGCACCAATCCCGTCCATGAAGCCGCCAAAGAATCCGGCAATACCGTCGAACAAATCCCCGAAAAACGCTTTAATCGGTGCCCAATTTTTGTATATCAGAAACGCTGCTGCTGCGATGCCGAGCACAATCCACGTCACCGGAGAGGTGAGAAACGCCATGTTCATCGCCATAACGCTGGAGATAGCCGAGCGCACACCGCCTACCAAACTGCCGCCGATGGTTTTTGCAAATCCACCGATGCCACCGGAGAACAGCGCCGAACCCCTTGCCGCTGCAAGCTGCTGTGCTGCAAAAATGCGCAGCGACAGCACACCGCTAGAGAGCGCCGAACCCATGCCGGAAACAGCACTAGACGCGCTCGTCGCAATGCTAGAGAACGCGCCGGAGAACGAAAAGCCCTTCAGCCCCGCAGCCATCGTGCCAAACGCGCCTTGCACCGAGGAAAACGCTCTCGTGGCAATACCCCCGACGCTGGAAAACGCGGAGGTCAGCCCTGTTTTGATGCTGGTAAACGCACCTTCGGGTAGCAACGACTTCACCCCTGCTAGTGCTGTGATTTGTGGTGCTACGCTGTTCACGGTGCTGATAGCAGCCACGCCGTACTTGCCGATTGCCTGACCTGCCGTCAGGAACATATCGTTGACATACGCCTGCGCTCGTGCGGCGTAAGTGGCGGATGTTGCCATGCGGATAGTTGCCTGTGTCTGCGCCGCGCCCGCTTCCGCGCTTTCGCGGATAGCTTTTCGGTAATTGTCGTAGGTTTCGGTGTTATTGAGGAGTACCCCTGCTGCTGCTGCGTTCTCACCGCCAAAAATGTTCATCATTGCAGCACTACGGGCAGCATCACTTGGCAATTTCGCCAAGCCTGCCTTCAGCTTCTTCATGCCTTCGTTCAGACCTTTCGACGGGTCAGTAAGGATTTTCCCCATCTCCGTGGAGGACGTGCCGAGACCTTTCATCGCTTCCTCTGCGGGACCGCTTGCTTTCATCATCAGTCCCATCACATTTCGTAGCGCTACGCCCGCTTCCGCGCCGTACTTGCCGCCCTTGCCGAGTACCTGAATCGCAGTGTTGACTTCGTTGAAGTCCATGTTAAGACCTTTTGCAGCGACACCAACTTGGAGAAACGCCGCCCCCACTTGCGGAATTTCCGCCGAACCCACTTGCGCCGACGCTGCCAGCGTGTTCATGTACTCCGTGCTCGTTTTCGCTGCGATGCCCGCGTCGTCGGTGTTCACGCCCATCTGAAGCATTGCGTTTGCAAGTACGTCCATGCTCTGAGCAGCGCTATCGCCGGATGCTGCGGAAAGGGTGTTGATGTTCCGCGAAATGAGTTCGAGGCTCTTTGCCCCTTCTGCACTTTTGAACTGGTCAGCGCCGAATTTGGACAACACACCCTGAAATGATTTTAGCTGGTCGGACGCGCTGCCCCCGAAATCCTTTGCCAGTCCCCGTGCAGCGTTCCCGATGTTGTCCAATTCTTTCCCTGCAAGACCCGTTACGGCGCTCACCGCAGCGAGGTCACTTTCGTAGTTGGTGAAGGCATCCCCGACCGTTGCCAGCGCCCCCGTGATTTGCTGCACACCCATCGTTGCCATGCCAAATTTCGCCATGCGGTCGGCAGCAGTAGAAACAGACGCACCAACAGAAGAGCCGAAACCGGAAATCTTCTGTTGGATGCCTGCCAGAACGGAACTCGCGCCGTCTGTCGCTTTAATTCGTATGCCGAAGTCAAATGATGCCATGCTGCTACTTTCCGTGAGGTGTGTCTTTGCTACTGCTCTTTCATTTGCTCGGCTTGCTCTTCGTTAAATTCGTGAACGCCTTGCAGCCAGAACCAGAATTCGCCGACGGTCATGCTCGTGATTTCCGTGAGCGTGAACCCGTGGTAGATAAGTCCTGCGACGTATTTTCTGAGGCTTCGCCCCAGAAATCCTCGAAAAAATCGGCGCTGTTCTCCTCGCTGGTCGTTAGCTCCGACATAGCGTAACCGTCCTGCACGCTCATCTCCAAAATATCCTCTACCATGCGCGGCGCAAATTCCCCTTCACCGTTCTCAAACTCAAATGTCCGCTCAATCACATACGCCGTGAGCAAGTGCGGTTGTTTCGCTGCCCATTTTTCGGCAGCCAGTTGGTCGCTCATCAGTGCTGGTCGCCACCGCACACGCTGACCACTTGGCAGCGTTGCAAGATTTTTGTCGTTTGCGTCGAAAGTTGCTTTTACGAGCAATTCCGTAGCCAGCCACGTATTTATCTGCTTTACAAGGTGTATCGGCATACGGTTGTACTGCGCCTCACTGATAGGGCGGAATTCACCCGACGGGTGCGAAAATGTCACGTTGTCCAAAATCATCCCTTGCAGGATTTTTGCCTCGTCGCCCATTTTGCCCCATGACAGGAATTTTTGGTAACTGATCTGGTCATCCAACGCTGCCGTGATTTGCCGAGAGAGTTCGAGAGTTTTCATAGAAATTTGGTGGAGATGTTATACTACCGTAGCGGGCGCAGCCCTTTTGGTTACGCCCGCTACTGCAGCAGATAGGTGGTTAGATGCCGAGATTGCCGCGATACGCAGCCATCTTATCTTCCCCGGCAACCGCGTAGATGTGGTTGTCGAGGTCGAGCTTTACGATTTCCTCGCCGTCAATCTCAAGGCGGTAAAACCGCACACCAAGTTTGACTTCCGGCGCAGAGTTGTCGCCTTTTTTGATGCTACCGGGCTTCAGTTCGAGGTTGTATGCCTTTAGCTCAGCCTTGTACGGCTTTTGCTCTTTACGCCCGTCGCTGCCGATAACGTCAATGTTGCCGCGCAGCATATAGTCCCGCTTTTTGTGCGGGTCGGATACCAGTTTGAGCGTGTCGCCGTACACCCCCGCAAATTTTAGCGTCGCTTCCATTTTGTCGGGACCGACGGGAACATCTTCCGCACCCGTTAGCCCCAGACCGGAATACTCCATTGTTTTTTGCATAATCGTCGGGCTGTCGAACGTGTCCACCTGCCCGATGCGAGAACTGCCGTCAATGTACACATTTGCGCCCGTGAGCACTTTAATTTCAGCCATTGTCGTAATTTCCTTTCAGGTTAGGAGAGTTCGTAGAGTGCTTCCAAGAGGTCAATGTTCTCTTGGCTCTTGAGAATAATGTGTTCCATCGGAATCGGACTCATCTGGTTCAGATAGAAGCAAATTTTTCCTTGCGCCATTTGGGTCGTGCTGTTGTCGCTGGGGAGGAATTTCGCCTCCGAACCCGGCATAAGTGCCCCAGCAGAAATGCGGTCACGCAAAAAGCCGTTAATGGTCATCAGCGCCGAATCTACGTTTGCCAGCGTCATCGGCTTTCCCAAGAACGGGCGCAAACCATAGCCGAGCGAGTCGTGCAAAATGTCCTTGGTACGGCGTACAGACGTAAACGAATCCGGCTCAGAACTGCTAGGGAATGCCGCAGAGCGAACGCCCCAGATAAGGAAACCAGTGCCGTAGTCGCGTACAATCGTTACCACGCCCGCAGCGTTGAGTTTATTAGCCTCCGTGTTCGAGTTCATTACGTCGAAACTAATGTTTCGCTCTACGCCCGTGATGCCTTTAATCTCGCGGTTGCTTGGTGGTGTCCAGTAGCCTTCTTCAAGGTCGGTGGCAGCCATAGCGCCCGCGTAGTACGGGGAGAATGGATGCAACTCTTCCGTGCCGTCAACAACCGAAGCGCCGTACACGTGCGGATAGCAAATATCCACGCGGGCGCTGGAGGTGTTGAGATTGATTGTACCGCCTACGCCGCGTCCTTCAAGCACCTGCTGGTACGTGAGACCCGCAGGCACGTCAATAGCAGCTTTCGCGCGAAGTTCATCCGCAATGATGCGCATTTCTGCAGCAACGGTGTCTTGCGTAGAGTACGAGGGTGCAATGAGAATACGCGGGCTGAAGCCAAATTGCCCCCGTGCCGCTGCCCAAACCTTCATGCCCGTAACACTGCCGTCTGCCTCTACCGTACCGACAATATCACCGCTCGTAACGGCTTCCGGTGTGAAGGTGATTTTCTTCACGATGCCTGCGGTCTGAGCCGCCGCAGCGATGTTTGCACCAACGCTAGGGAACGTTATAGTCGTCGTTGTCGGCGCGGTGATTTCCACGTAGTCCTCATTGAACGACGCGAACCCTGCTGCAAACGACGTGAGATTAACAAAATCACCAGTTACCAGACCGTGCGGTGCGGCAGTGGTCACGGTTGCAACGTTTGCAGTGCGAGAAGCGTTGCCGCTTGTCGCGATATTCGCGCCCAAGGTGCGATGTGTTGACGGGTCAAAAACGTTGATAGCGATAACAGCAGTGTTCGCCTGCTTGAAAATCGCCTCAATGTCGCGGTTCAGCGTATAGCCTGCGCTATCAGCGTCGCCGCCACAATAGTATGCTTTGTCAGCGTCGGAAGCGATGAGTACGTTGCGGTTCAACGTGCGCTGTGCTGCAGGCAAACGATGAATCGGCGCAGTACCGATAACCCCGATAATAGCGCTCTGTACAAGAGAAATCGTCCGTGTGCGGGATTTGACCTCTTGTATCTCTACGCCGTGATGAAACGTTGCGGGCATAATTATTTGCTCCGTTTTGTTGGTTGCTGTTTTGTGGATTCATTTTCGTCTGCTTCCTCTGCCTCCGATGCTGCATGCCCTGTCGTCGTCGCCTCTACTTCAACAAGCCATGGGCGGGGCATACCGTTTGCGTCGCGCTTTTTTAAGAGCGTTTGCACAAACGCTTCGCTGTCATCCAGCGTGTACGTCTCGCCATAGTGCAGTAGAATCTCGGTGCCGTTTCGGAACGACACGCCGTTAATGCGAGCCTCCCCGACATAGCGATAATTTTTCAACATAAATGCTCCTTTTGGTTACGGGATGACTTCCTCAATCCCTGCCAGTGATTTCAATGTGATTTCGGTAATAACAATTTCTTCCTCTTCTTCCTGAATCCAGCCCACAGGGTCGCTTTTGTAACTTTGCTTGTATATCCACAGCCCTTGCTTGTCCAGATATGCCTCGTAACCCTCTTCTTGGACATAGAAACGCGCTCCAAGAAGCTGCTCACGTGTCGGGTTCTCAACGTCGCTCGTTGGTACGGTTTCCGTCAGATTCATCCCGGAAACAGCGAGACTTGCAGCGTCCAAGAGCGTATAGATTGCGCTGTGGTCTCCGCGCAGGTTGCGGCTGATTGCGGTAATTTCGAGCATCAGCACGTCTGTGCCTGCGAAATCGGCAGTGTACGTGCGCTTCCGACCGACATACTGCACCAAAAGCGCCCCACCGGCAGCGCGGAATGTGTCAACGAACGTCCGTGCATCAGCGGGGAACGTTTCTATCTGCACCGTTTTTGACGGCAGCGCTGTGCGCAAACGCTTTACAACCGCTTCCTCTATTTTGGCAATAGGTGTCATGCAGGTACAGTGAGAAGGAGTAGTTTGCGGTTTTCGTCAGCAGTTACGCCCGTGATTTCGCGGACATCTCCGTCCGCCACTTCAACAAAAACGGGTATGGTCTTGCGCTCGTACAGCGAAAGTTCATCAATCACGCGCGCTACTTGATACGGGGCAGGTAGCCGACAAACTGAAAACAAGATGTGCGGCAGAGGTGAAGCCACGTACCCGCGCAATAGCACGTCCTCATGTTTGCCTGCTACGTCGGCTCTTACGCGCATGACACCCCAGCGGCGGGCGAACTTGTGCGTAAAGAACCGCAGTCCCGCTATGGTTTCGTGCGTGGTCATGCTACTTGCAAAACGAGTGCTTGTGCGAAACCG